TAATACATTCAGTTAACATTTGCAAATAAAATAGGCTTTATTGCGGTCAGGGGTGTAATTTAGATGAATTCTAAATAGCGAACCGTTATTATGATTGCGGTGATCCGGCGCTGTGGTTTAAATTATGCGTCAAAAGATTTTGTTAATTGAAAACGTTTATATTTGTACAAAACATAACTGATGGTAGAAAAGCTTCAGATCGAATGGGTTAAAATCTCAACGTTAGAGGTTAACTCAGGCCAAATCGAAGGGGTTCCAACTAATCCAAGGTTTATCAAGGACTCAGGGTTTCGGGCTTTAGTGCAAAGCATAAGTGAAGACCCTGATTTCATGTCAGCCAACCCTCTCAAGGTTTATAAGAACGTAGTCATCGGGGGCAATATGCGCCTCAGAGCTTGCCGTGAGCTTAAGTGGAAGGAGATACCAATAGTCCGGTTTCCGGATGATACGCCTCCCGATATTCTTAAGGCAAGGGCTATAAAAGACAACCACCATTACGGAGAAGACGATTGGGATGCTCTCGCTAATGAGTGGGATGACGTTCCTCTTAATGAATGGGGGGTATTCAAAGATCATGTAACTTTCAATCCAAACCTCAGTCCGGAAACGGCTCAGGGGCAGGTTACTGAGGCTGACATTATCCACGCCCAAACGGAACTTAGCAATCAATTCGTTTCCTCAGAGCCGCCGATGTTTGAGATTATCTGTCCTAAGTGTGGTAATGAATTCAATGTCAAAGATCCCTCGAAATGAACAAGAAACAAGTAGCGGCATTTTTAGAGGGCGAAGAATGGACTTTTGCAAAGACCATGCCGACAACTCCGCATTGGTACATAATAAAGCAAAAGTGTTCCGACCCTGATAAGTTCGTTGAGGCAGCTGAATATTTACAGGCCAACGGAGTGCCGCATAGGTTCTTCAAGAAGGTTTATCTGTACTCATTTTTCGGCAAGTACAAATATTGGACTAATGGATATCCCATTGATCAAACGGATGTTATTAACCGTGCCGAGATATGATATACAGTATTGAATATTGCCACGTTTATACCTCCTCAGGCGTTGATGAACTTGCGGAGAATTCAATATCTGCACTCCGTGATGTGCTTAAGGACGTGAAAGATACTCCTTATGAGTTAGCGGTGATGGTTGATGACTATTCGCCCAAGGATAAGACGGACTTTGATTATAAGGCCTTCATAGACTACCTTAATGTTCATAAGGTTGTTCCTTCCTTGTTCATAAAGGAGAGTGATCTGCTTGGAATAAACAGAAAAATACTTGACCGGCTTCCTAATGGTAAGCTACGGCAATCCTATGTCAATTACATTTTAACAAAAGAACAGCATCCTTGCTCTCTCTTTGTGGCTTCTTGGTATATGCTAAGGTTAGGGTTGGTGACGGCATCTAATGGTGATCCTGATAGTGTTAAGATGGTTCAGCCGGCAGACCGATTAATAAATATTCTTCCCGCATATTTCATTGATGCCGAAAACAGGGCGGCAAAGATATTACGGGCTTTAGGCGTTCCTTATTCAACCACCATAACGAACATCTATCTTGAAAACAAAAGCTGATATTTGGAACAGGTTTTCACCTGATAGGTATGTTAAGCAGAACTATGCGAACATGAAAGTTCAGGATGTGTTAATCCTGTATCGCATTTTTACCCGTCACCAAAACAGAACGGGCGGGGTTATAATGGAGGTTGGGGGTGCGGTTAACCTTTATCCGGTTTTAGCAATGCTGCCGTTTTATGATCGGGTCATTATAACTGACATCACGGATGCAAACCTCCATTACTTGTCATCTCAGATATCAAAGCTTGATAAGGTATGGATGCAGTACATTGACGTGATCAGGACGTTTGACTTATCGTTACAGGGATATGATTTTCAGGCCGAGCTAAAAAAGAAGGTTCATTATCAGCGGGTGTCAGTATTCGATCTGCAGACTGATATTGTCAATCATATCAGCATGAACTTTTTGGCTGAAAGCATAACCGATAAATACACTACCTTTTATGATGCTTGCCAATGCGTTAAGAAGGCCGTCCGGAAGGGAGGGCAAATAACAGCAACATTCATGTCGGGGTCAACCGGATATAAGGTAAACGGACACCGGTTTCCGGCGGTTAATATCTCAACGGAACACGTTATAGATGCCTTTGCCGACATGAAGGAGGCGTTTGCTGTTAATATTCCTATGGTTGGCAACCCCGTCCGGAAGGGGTATTCAGGTATCATTTATTACCAAGGGAAAAGATGATAGCCGCCATTTATACTATCCCCAAAAGGTTTGAGCTTATGAGGGCGTTAAAGGACAAGATTAAGCCCTCCGTTGATGAGGTACGAATTTTCATGGATGGGGATTACAGGGGGAATTGGTGGAACCATCAGCGAACACTCTCTGAAATGTTACCCTTAGCGAAAAAGGATGAGCCGGTATTGATAATGACGGATGACGTTACTACCGTTCCTGATTGGAGGGAGAGATGGGAAAAAATACATGAGGCGGCAGGCTCAGAGATTTATTGTTTATTCACCCGCAAGAGGCACTTGTTTAAAGAGGAAAATCTTAAACGTGGATTTGTTACAGGGGTGCACCTAAGGGGGTTTTATGATCAGGCCACAATTTACATTAACCGGCCGTCGCTTATCAATGACGTAATCAAATGGTTCAATGAAACGGGGAAACAGACAAAGCCGTTTCTCCCACCGCTTGAGAAAAGAGGCAATCACCTTGACGTTGTGATCCAAGAATATCTTGTGGCTCATAACATAGAATGGACGGTGACAGTTCCTACTCTCTTTGATCATTTACAGGTCGGGTCTTCCCTCGGACATGATATCGGAGGATCACCGCTTTATATAGGAAACCATGAGGATTTATCTTAAGGAAAACGTTTGGGATGCGGCACTTAATCGCATAAGGTATCTCTATGATGAGTTTCCTAAGGTTATCTGTCAATTCTCCGGCGGGAAGGACAGCACGGTATGTTTACATTTATGCCTTAAGGTTGCCAAGGAGAAAAACCGGCTACCGCTTACAGTATTTTTCATTGATCAGGAGGCCGAATGGGATGCAACCATTGACTATGTGCGGGAGGTTATGGCTATGCCCGATGTTGACCCCGTATGGTTGCAGATGCCGATAAGAATATCAAACACAACATCACCAACAGAGAGGTGGCTGTGGTGTTGGGAAGAAGGGGCAAAGTGGCTCAGGGAAAAAGAACCGAACAGTATCAAAGAGAACGTTTACGGAACGGTGACTTTCAGGGAGGTTTTTGCGGCCTATGCCCGTTATCACTATCCTCATACTCCTGTTGCAATGATAGGCGGCGTAAGGGTCGAAGAGTCGCCGGCAAGGGCTATCGGTTTAACTCATTTTGCTACCTATAAGCATATCACTTGGGGGGTAGGGGCAAGCAGGAAGCTTAAGCACTTCGGCTTTTACCCTCTTTATGATTGGACGTACATGGATATTTGGAAGGCCATACATGATAACCATTGGTCTTACTGCAAAATGTATGACTACTACTATATGTACGGGATACCGGTTCAGCATATGAGGGTCTCAAACGTACATCACGAAACGGCGGTCAGGAGCTTATATTTCATGCAGGAGATTGAGCCTGATAATTGGAACAGGCTTACTCAGAGGCTTAAGGGAGTGAACACGGCTAAGCATGGTCAGAATGATCTTTTTGCTGCGCCTCGTACTCCGCCGGCAATGTTTAAGGATTGGAAGGAGTACGCTAATTATCTATTGGAGAACCTAATTTCAGAACCGGAGATTAAAGAGATATTTCAGAGAGAATTTAAGGCCTTTGAGAGCCGGTATAACTATGGCAATGATTTGGTTCTGCGAGACATGTACCGTCAGCTTGCGGCGGCGGTCATTGCCGATGACTACCACATGACAAAGATTAAGTCGTGGCAGACACGGGCGGATACCGCACAATGGCGTAAGTGGAAGACTACGGGGGTGCGGCATAATAACTTTTCAAATAAGTACATTGACTATGAACTTAGTAAAGGAAATCAGGGAAGCGTTCAGCAACAGCACGGACAAGATCAAATTAGCGAACACGCTGAGGAAAGTGATCTTTGAGGAAAGCCCTGTTAATTCTCAGCCGGTTGATTACGTCCGGTGGGTCCCAATAGAAATGGTGCGGGCAAACGACTATAACCCTAATAGCGTTGCGAGGATTGAGATGCAACTGCTTTATACGTCAATATCCCATGATGGGTACACTCAGCCTATTGTTACCGTTTGGGATGACGTGAATGAAAAGTATATTATCGTTGATGGTTTTCACCGGTACTTTGTAGCTAAAAGCAATAAGGATATTCTTGATCGCAATAAAGGAATGCTCCCGATAGTTGTTATTGATAAGAGTATAAATGAACGCATGGCCTCAACCGTCAGGCACAACAGGGCGAGGGGAAAACACTTAATGACCGGCATGAGCAGTATGGTCTTTGAGATGTTGGAAAACGGATGGAAGGATGAGGACATTTGTAATGAGTTAGGAATGGAGCCTGAGGAACTGATAAAGCTTAAGCATATCACCGGTTTCTCGAAACTGTTCAGTAACGTGGAATATCGAAAAGCATGGGAGACAAACCAACAGGTTAAATTGAGATTGGAACATGAGCGAAAAGAGGCAAAAGAGAGAGAACAAGACGGGGAGGCCGGAGGTCGTTTTTACTGATGACCAATGGAAAAAGATCAATGCCTTCCTGACCGCAAGGGCTGATGGGGCTACTATTGCAAGATATTTCGGCATACACCCCGATACCCTGTACGCAAAGGTGGTTGACAAGTATGGTGAGACTTATGATATTACAACTTTTTCTGCCTATGCAGCACTAAAAAGAGAGGAGGGCAATGAGTTACTCCGGCGAACACAGTTTGATATAGCTATGGGCGGTAACGTCACGATGCTTATATGGCTTGGGAAGCAGTACCTTGGACAACAGGATACGAGCAGTATTACTCATGGCGGCAGTATTAAAACATCACCGTTCATGCAGTTACTTATGGAGGCTACGGCTGAAATGGAGAAGGCGCAAGACATTAACAAAGAGGATGTTTCAACAGGCGTTCAACAGAATTCAACAGGTGTTGAATAGGTGTTCAACAATAAATAAATAAATAAATAAATAAATAAATAAATAAATAAATAAATAAAAGAATAAAGTAAATAATTACACTATAATAAACTTATTAGTGAATGACTGATTTAACGGAGTTGGAAACTATGCAAATTGTTCAGCCGGCACATAGATTGTTTTATGCTTGGGTAAACGATTGGAATAAGTTTGCGGCTGACGTTATGCAAGTCAGTCTTGACCCTCAGCAACAGGAGATACTTTATGCCGTGCAGACACAAAGCAGAGTAGCCGTTGCTTCCGGAACGGCGAGGGGGAAGGATTACGTTGCGGCGGTGGCGGCTCTTTGCTTTATGTATCTCACTCCGAGGTTTAATGATAAAAATGAGCTGATTGCCAACACTAAGGTTGCGCTTACCGCACCCACAGGCCGGCAGGTAGCAAACATTATGTATCCTGAGATTGTGAGGCTTTACAACAAGGCCGGTTGCTTTCCGGGTCGGCTTGTGGCATTTGATATCCGGACTGAATATGATGAGTGGTTCTTAACCGGCTTTAAGGCAGACGAACACCGTCACGAAGCATGGTCAGGGTTTCATGCAGTAAACACAATGTTCGTTGTTACTGAGGCCTCCGGTATAGATGACGGTACGTTCTCCGCTATTGAGGGTAACTTACAGGCCAACTCTAAGCTTTTGATAGTGTTCAACCCTAACCGAATGATCGGATATGCGGCAAAGGCTATGTTTTCGCCACGTTTCAAATCGTTCCGGCTTGATGACCTTAACGCTCCCAATGTATTACAGAAACGTCAGGTTTATGCCGGTCAGGTTGATTATGAGTGGGTAAAAGATAAGGTTGAGGCTTGGTGTACTCCTATCCGGCAGGAAGACTTTAGCGAGGAGAAAGGCGATTTTAAATGGGAGGGCGGTTTATACCGGCCTAACGATACCTTCAGGGTAAAAGTAAGGGGGATGTTTCCCGAGGTATCTGAAGATGCCCTTATCCCGTACTTGTGGATAGAGATGGCGAACAAGCGTTGGGAGGCACAGAAGAACGAGAACCGTACGGGTTACCGGAAGATAGGGGTTGACATTGCCGGCATGGGGCGGGATAGCACCGTGTTTGTGCATAGGTTTGATGACTTCGTGACACAGATTGATATGTTTCAGTCAGGCGGGGAAGCAGACCACATGAAAAGCGCAGGGCGGCTCATGCAATATTCAAAGGGGAAAGTTGAATATTTGATTGATACTATCGGAGAGGGGGCGGGGGTATATTCACGACTGATAGAGTTAGGGATGTTGACAAAGGCTTTCTCATGTAAGGCCTCTCATTCGGCGAAGGGGCTTACAGACTTAACCGGAGAGTATTCATTCGCAAACATGAGGGCTTATATGTTTTGGGCGTTAAGAGATTGGCTGAACCCGCAATTCAATTCTAAGGCTTGTCTGCCTCCTAATCAGTTATTAACGCAGGAGCTTATTGAAATACAATATCAAGTACAGAGTAACGGCAGTATTATCATTGAGGCGAAGGAGAAAATTAAGGAACGGTTGGGGCGGTCACCGGACATATCAGATGCCTTAGCTAATACTTTCTTTCCGGTGAAACGACAAAAGGGCTTACCAATATCACAAATATCAGGAATGTTACCGTAAATTTACAGCTATGGACATAAAAAAGCTTTTGCAAAAACAAGACATTGAGCAGATTAAAAAACTGCTTACCGACAGCCGTCCGTCTTTTGAGGTTCAGAGAGAGGACGCAATGAAGCAGTACAAGGTTGATGATCACGACATCAATGATGCAAGCATCCGAAAGGACAAACAGATCACGAAGGACACCGGCACTTTTGATGCAGAAGGTAACCCCGTTACTCAAACCTCAACGGTTGCGGTAGCCCGTGTGGCTATCCCGTTTCAAAAGCTGATTGTTGAAAGACGGATAGGGTTCATGCTGTCAATACCGGTAGAGCTTGAGCTTAAGAACGAGAATGTGGCGGGAGATAAGGGTAACGACTTGGTGTCTATGATTGATGACATTCAAGATCGTAACAAAATGGAGTATAAGAACAAAGAGATAGCTCGACGGCTGATGAGTGAAATGGAGGTGGC